TTACGACATGCTGTTGATTCTTACCGATGCCTTGATTAAAGCCAGCGCCCTAATGCTATTTAACGGCACATCTTTAGGGGCATGATGCTGGTTTTGGCTCACAAGCTTAATATAGTCGGTTCCTAGTTCTGATTTCTGAATGTATTTAACGAGGGTTAGATCTTCATCGTCGACCCTTAAAGATAATATGTACATCTCTCCCCAGAAAATCCCACCCAACAGATCATGCACTTGTTTATACATTACAATATCGCCGCTTTTTAATAAGGGATACATGCTATCACCTTTAATATATACAGCTCCATCGCATTTGGGCAGGTTGGGGATTCGTATGAAATCCAGCACATTTTGTTTTTTATCAAATAATTGAGTTAAGCCGGCAGCTGCTTCAATATCGTATAAAGGAACATTCTGAATTTCAACCCTGCGGTCTGTCTTCATTACATATTCTTTGGCTGGTTCGTCAATTACGATAACATCTTTCGATTCCGAGCCCGAGGGTTGCTGGGACAGGTCCTTTCCAATAAAGTCATCAAAACTAATGTGAAAATAATTCACTAAAGACATGATGAAGCTAATCTTGGGTTCAGTTCCTCGTTCATACGAAGCGATATTGTCCCGACTATATCCAAGTAGCTTTCCAAGCTCTTCCTGATTGCAGCCAGCTTGAATGCGTAAATGCTTGATGTTTTGTTTGATGTAATTCATTTTGGGTTTTTATTTCACAATATTTTGATTTGTGATTTTTATTAACGTAAATTTGTGATAGTGATTAACGCAAATGTAAAAATAATTTACATGTGATCGTTTAAATAAATTTAATTCCCAATACGAGTAATAAAAAGAAACCTAATATGAGAACTATTATTTGTGAAACCTTAAATAGTAAAAAGGCCGGGGCTGGCGAGAATGCAAATGAAAGATCGAGGATGTTTATCGGCTTTACATATTCTGAGTTTTGCCTCCATCAATATGAAGCCTATGAAAATTTTATTGCACTTGATTTGAGGCATGCGCCGGAGCTTATTAATTATGTGCGATACTCGGAACTGTTCAGAAAATTCTGGAATGCGGAATGGCACAGACGGAACTTAATTGAATTTTTGCCCTTTGCAGAAGATAATAATATGAGTTTGACTGATTTGAGAGGAGAATACCTGTTTATGCACAGTGTTGAAAGGCTGCTTAATCAACCCGCTTTTTTAAATGGCTACGAAGATTTGTTGAGATTTATTATTCCAGCTGATAAAATTAAACAACTGAGATAATGAGACTATGCCTTAACCAAGATCAGGCAGAAGGCTTATATAGTTTGATATGCCACCTGCTGAAAGAATACAAACCGGAGAATATTGGCGAACGGTTAATTGAAGATATGATTAAGCGTGTTTCGGAAAAACTGCGTAAGAAGGTCCTGGGTTCGTTTGTGAAAGAATATGCTATTGTGCTTAGTCCCGAAGAGGCTAAGGCTTATTGGTTGTTTTTTGAACAGAATACCATTGGACAGGAGTTTTTGTCTGAAAAACGAATTGTAGAACAGCAATGTAATCAGATTAACTTCACCTACGGATGATGTGAGGGACGATATGTTTTTAAATGGTTCCGTTCAAGAAATCGCGATAATATATTTGAAATACCTAAAACTTTAAAAATGGCTTATAACAACAAGAATAAATTTTTGAAAATTAAAGAGATTCAGGACGTGTTTTTAATGCACAAACAACCTGGAATAAGCACCCGCCATGTATATAGAACCGAAATCTATCCTCGATATAGGATTAGTATTGCAACTTTCTATAATTATATGGGAATTAATGTGCGAAAGGAATTGAAGGAGCTGAATATGGTGGAGTAATTCGCCCCGGACGGAGTTTGTTACTCAAGTCTTGTCTTAATGATGAAAAGAGCGTTTGATGTTGATTTCAAACGCTCTTTTTTTGATGGGTTGGTTTCTGGATCGTTATGCCTCGCCGGTGTCCTGAATCTCTCTCGGAGGCTGTAAATGGCCCAAATGTCCGGCGTAAGATTGATTGGCAATGGTACTAAGCGTTTTTGGAAGTGTTTCGAAAGCTAAAGCTCGTTCATCGTCTTTGGTTGCGTAGTTTATGTCCCATGAAGATAAAACAGGCTCAAAGTACAGGCACTCGTAGCTGATAATGTGGTAGTTTATCAATGCTGTGCTTGCTGATTTTTCTTCCTTCCTTTTTAGCTTACCGGAATGGTCGCCTTCAAGATCGTCGAGGATGTTTTTTAGGATGGCTGCGTATTTCTCGTTGCTGAACTTTTCTTCAAGTGTGGGCGATTCGCTGTATCCCAGATCTGCGTCGGTCACCACATGGAAATTTATGGTTAATGTGGCGTTCTTCGCTTGACCGTCTTTTTGCCAGATTGTATTGGTTTCGATAAAAAGTGCGGGAGTGGAGTAACTCGGAGACGTAAATGCGGGTTGCCCGCGATAGGTATCAATAAGAGCTATTGGTGGTAAGCCAGCTGCTGTGAACTTGCTTTCTGTTGCTTGTATTTTGGTCTCTATAGTTTGAATTAATTGTATCATGTTGTTGATTGAATGTTGCCACCGCTGAGAATAGCGATGGCTGTTAGATTATTAACTGTAGGACATTTCCATATTGCGGATCATGCGGGCACACAGCTCCATGAACCATTGCTCCAGCTCGCGTTTTCCCATTTTGGAAACTTCGGAATTGGTGCTTACAAAGTCGCCCATTTTAACCATTGCATCCATGTTGATGGTTAGGTTTTTTATTTGCTCGGCTCTGCCGGTTGTGGCGCCAACAGCTGCTTTCGGAGTTGTTGGTTTGGTAACAGTATCAGTTGGGCCTGGTTTAGGTTTCTTGTAAAGTGTTGTCTTTTCCAACTCGTCTTTGGGTTTGAAAAACTGGAATCCTAAAGTAGAGTATGGCCTGAGTTGCGGAAGGAGCTGATCTTTGTAACCGACACCATATCCCGGGATACGGGATTTATGCTCTTGAATATCCTGATTTGATTTTGCTTTGAGCTCATCAAGAGAAGGTAATTTGAAGTTTTTGAATGCTTCAACGGCACCTGAAAAGTCATAGGACACGAACTTGTATCCTATGTCCGCAATTTTGTTCATCAGTTCCCAAATATATAAGAGGTAAGGCCTGGCGGTTGCATATAAACTTTCAAATGAAGTTCCTGATAAGCCAATCTGTTCAGCAACCCAGCCGAAAACTTTGCCCAATCCTTCCGCCAGATTCATAATCCGCTTTATCGGGAGTATGAGTAGCTTAAAGCTGATCTGAATGCGCTCCCATAATAAGCTAAAGATATCCCGAAGCATTGCACTGCTGTTCCACCAGTCTTTAAACCCTTGGATTAACTGCAAAACATACACTCCGGCTTCTTTTAAAAACGGTAGGGCTAATGCCCCCAGATCCATCATTTCCTTACTCAGTTGGTTGCCTACAACAGACCATACGTCCATCGGGCTTTCTGCGTTAGCAAATGCATCATTTAAAGATCCTTGACTTTCGTTGCAGGTTTTTATTGATTCTTTTAACGAATCGTATCCGGTAATCATAGCGGTTAAGCCCGACGCTGTGTTATCCTCCATACCCATCTTCTGCAATTTAAGTCCGATCTGCTCTTCGTTTAAACCTTTAAAGCTTTCTTTTAAATCGCCAATTACATTTTGAAGCGGTAAAAGATTGCCGGTGCTGTCTTTAACATTTACACCAATTTTTGCAAGTGACTTCTCAAATCGTGGGTCGGAAAGAGCAGTAAACGACTCTTTTAAAACGGTAGCAGAAGATTCGGCATTTCTTCCAGTTTGAGTAAGAAATGCAAGCATGCCGGCAGAGTCTTTAAATGATAAGCCTGCGCCTTTTGCACTTTCGGCAAGATCGGGAAAGACTTTGGCGATATCTTCAAAGGATGCTTTGCCTTTGTCAACCGTAGCGAACATAATGTCAAACATTTCTTTTGCATTACTTGCACCCCCGGATTTCAATGTGTTTGTCATTGCACTAATGACGGTATCTGCATCGCTTCCACTTGCCTTAATCGCTTTTAGTGCGGGATCGAAAGCGTTTAATGCATCTCCGGCACTTAGGCCAGCTTTAACTAATTTGTCGAAGGTTTTAGGTGCATCTTGTAGCGGAAGGGAATTATTGGCTCCAATTTCTTTAACCTGATTGCTTAGTGCGGCAAGGTCTGCTTTGTTCAGCTTGGTGGTTTTATTGACGTTTTTCATTTCGCTATCCCAGGCTGCGGCACTTTTTACGCTTTCCCAATAGGCTTTGCCAATTTCTATCGCGGCGTCGAGTGCCATTTTATAGGGATTGATGTCGAAGCTTTCCAGAAGGCCCTTACCTCCTGATGCGCCTGCAGCCTGAGCTGGTTGTGCGGCTGCTTGTAGTTCCCGGTGAGTTTCTATTCGTTCTCTTATTAACGTGGTCGATTCTCGTTGTATAGTATGCGTAGCCTGTGGCCTTCTCCTCAGTTCGGCAAGATGCCTGTTTGTGGTAAGCAGCCGCGATCTTAAATCGGCTATTCTTTCAAGTACCTGATCCATTATTTATGTGTTTTGTAAATTAAATTTCCTGACTAAACCCTTCTCATCCTCACAAAAAACGCCAAAAAAAGCGGCTAAAAATGGAAAGTGTCTAAACCTTAAACGCATCTTTCTAAAGTTTAAATGCTATTTTTTTTAGCATTTAAAATCGCTGCACCTTTGTTTCATAATCCGAAAACGAACTGAGTTTTTAAGCTTGAAAGAGCAAAGTTTTAGAGCTGGTAAAGGCTTCGGGAGAAACAAAAAACATTAAAAGGAAAAATGAATAACGCAGTAGTATTTACAAAAGGAAAGCCTACCGAAAACGCTAACAGTTTCGACACTACTATTAGTGCGCTGATTGTCGGAGGCGTAGATGGCGACAAGCTGGATCTTGACAAGGTGTACACTTTAACCAGTATTGATGATGCAAAAGAGCTGTTAGGTTTGAGCGAAACTTATGACACCACAAACGATTTAGTGCTGTTTCATCACATTGATGAGTTCTACCGAATGAGTGTACCTGGTACTAAATTGTATTTGATGGTTGTGGGGCAGAGCATTACTCCTACAGCCATATTAGAAGATGCAACAGGGATTTATGCAAAGAAATTAATTATTGAAGCTAAAGGGGAAATAAGACAATTGGCCATTGCGTATAATCCTAAGTTTGTTGCCAATGAAACAGAAGCGATTGAAAAAGATCTCAGCAAAAAAATAGCAGATGCAATTCCAAAAGCACAGGATTTGGCTGTATGGGCTTACAATACAGAACGCCCATTGCATATTTTGCTTGAAGGAAGAAGTTTCAATTTTACAGGCACGGTTGCCACAAGCGATTATCCGGCGAATCTACGTAATATAAAGCTTGTTGATAATTCAGTTCTTGGAGCAGATAAAGTGAGTGTAGTAATAGGACAAGATTATAACTATGCCTCCAAATTTAATGCTACAACTGGGCAAAAATACGCTGCTGTAGGAACAGCACTTGGAACCTTATCTGGCATAAACGTTAACCAGAATATTGGAGAAGTTGAGACTCTAAACTTAAGCAATGTTACCAAAAACAAGTTTATTAAGGTTGGCTTAAGCTCACATACAACTATTGAAACTGCCGAGCCTTTATTAGAAACCCTTGAAGCGAGAGGCTACATCTTCCCGGTTTCTTACACTGGAATTTCGGGCTACCGCTGGAATAACGATCATGTTTGTGCGCCAGTAATTGTTGATGAGGATGGCTTGATGAATGAAAGCTCTATCGCTTATGGTCGTACGATGGATGATGCAACCCGTCGTTTGCGCAAAAAACTTATCCCGAAAATTAAAAGCGTGCAGCCGGTAGATAACGCAACCGGATTTTTACCTATAGGTATAGTGAAAAGCTTCGATTCGCTGGGTGATGAAGTGTTCGAAAACATGACTGCCGCAGGTTTAATCAGCGGAGGTAAAACCTACACGAATGCCAGCAGCGATCTGCTTACCGAAAAGGTATTAAAAGTGTCGTTCGATTTGCAGCCAACCGGCTCAGTTAACAAAATTCAGGGAACTATTAATCTTAAGAAAACTCTTTAAAAAATGGCAACGATTAGAAAAAACGGGAAAGCCTACGATAGTGGCGATGTACAAATTGTGTTCGATGGTGAAATAATCGATGAAGTAAAGGAGATTTCCTACAGTACAGAACAGGAGCATCAGTTAAATCATTCCCTGGCTAATAAAGCAACAAGCTGGAGCATGGGTAAAATCACCAACAAAGCAACAATCACGTTGTATATGCCAGCCATTGTGGCTTTGGAGAAAAAGGCTGGTGGCGATTTGTTGAAGAAATCTCCTTTCGATATTCAGGTGACGTATGTAAGCGAAGATAACGACATTGTGAACGATAAGATTACGGCAAAATTCCAGTCGCAAGGAAGAGATGTAACTGGCGAAATGGGATTGTCTAAGCAGTTCGAATTATTCGTACTAGATATTGCTTATCACTTCTAAACCGTGCATGGAGCTTATCTTTTTCTCGCAAAGGCGCAAAGACGCAGTCGTATACAGGTGCTATTTTGAGAGCGCAAACTTTAAGCTCGATTGCAATTGTCCTTTAGTGAGCTAAGTGATCTCCGGCTTTTAATCTACAGAGTTGAAAAGCATCAGGGTTAACCTAAATCTTATTAACGAATTAACAACAGATCCTTATCACAGCTCCCGGAGAAATACGCTCCGGGAGATAGAGATCTTCTTCATCAAAAATTAAAAAACTAAACATCCCATAAAAATGAGTGAGAAAAAACAAACCGCACAATTACCAGAAGGAATCAGCCAGGAAATGATTGCCAAAGCCCGCGAAAAATATGGCGAGGAAAAGGTGAAAATGGCCGATTTGCCGAAGGATGATGATCGCGACAATTATCTAACGGTTTTGGTGCGCAGGCCGGATCGTCAGGTAATGAACGAGTACGGCAAGTGGATTGATAAATCGCCGGGTAAGGCTGATGAAGTGTTGCTGAACAGTTGCCTGTTATCCCATAAAGATACCGTAAAGGCCGATGATGGCTTGTTTATGGCAGCTGTTGATGCAATTGCACAGTTGATTGTAATCCGTAAGGCGATCATAAAAAACATTTAGCGCTATCGGCTGACAACTGGGCCGATAGCGATGAGCTGGAGCAGGAATGCACCGTAGAGCACGAAACGCAGGAACTTCTGGAGCTGTACCCGGCAATTGATGGTAACGATGAATGTTCTTTTGGCAATCATGTGCGAAAAATAAATGCTTTGCTAAGCTTTTACATGAATATTCCTTTCCCTGAACAGTTGGATGATGATACCTGGTGTGAGAAATACCGACAATTTCAGTGGTTGGCTGATGCCGGCCATTTACCTGTAAAATTCAAGAAAAGTGAATAAGAAAATAAAGAAGGTGACGGACGAGGCTGAGCTGCTTAAGAAAAAGGTTCAGAAACTGACCGACGATGGGAAAGCGAAAGTTGAGCAGTTAAAGAAGCAAAAAGAACAACTGGAAGGCTATCAGAAAACTGCGAAAGAAAAGCTTGCACAAGCCCGGAAGATTAAGGATAAGGTTACTGAAGCTAAAGAAAAGGTTAAGCAAACGGAAAGCAGAATTTCGAAGGCAATTAAGCAAGTAAAGCAGATCAACATAGGCGAACGCTTAAAAACAGCCTTTGGAGCCATCGCCCGAAAATCCGGCGCAAGCCAGAAGCAAACCGATGCGGTAATTAAAACCGAAACCAGTACGGCCATTGCTTTTGTAAACGGTTCATCTTTTGAAGAGCTGACCCTTGAACGGTCAATTGTAAGCTCATCCTCAGACAAAGAGGATAAGCAGCGAAATGAAGAAGCTACAATGACTTTCGGCTCTATGATAGCTGGACAGAACGTGTTTGCTCCGCCGCCGATGGTGAGTTTCAGCAAAAGCAAAAATCTGGTTATTACCGAGATTGACGGGAGTGATGGGGAGGTAGTTGAACGGTACGGCGACAAAAGCTGGGAAATAAAACTACAGGGGATTATTGTGGATATGATAAATCATCAGTACCCGGAAGAAGCAGTGGTAAAGCTTCGTGAGTTTTTTAATACTGCGGCGCCTCTTAAAGTTATTTCAAATGGCATGTTCGCCGACCTTAATATCGATAGCATTTATTTCACCAATGTTGATATAAGCGGTGTTGCCGGATTTGCCGATACCATACAATACACCTTAAGCGCCCGAAGCATTAAGCCGGTGGAGTTCTTTTTTACACAAAGCAATAATCTATACTATGATTCTCCCATACCTAACAATGCAAGCAGCAGTGGTAGTGCAGGGCAAAATGCCTGAGCTGCTCTATTTTAAAAGCGTAAGTTCTATTGAGATAACCGAAAACCTGAAGGAGATTGGTAGTACAGCCAGCATTGTGTTGCCACGTTTTTATCAGCAGTTTTCGGATAAGTCGCCTCTGGATTTTATAAAATGCGGCGATAAAGTTTGGATCAGCTTTGGTTACCTGGAAACCAATACGGCCGGTACACTGGAGTTTGAGGGCTACATCAGCGAAATTGGATCAGACACGCCGTTGGAAATAAAGTGCGATCAGTTATACCCGCTGCGACAAAACGATCATAACGAAAGTTTTAAGTCGGTAAAACTGCGGGAAGTGCTCAATTACATCACCAAAGGCACCTTTATTAAGCGTGTCGAATGCCCGGATGTAAATCTCGGAAAATATGAAATTAACCATAAAAGCACTTACCAGGAGTTGGTAAAGCTGAAGGAGCAGTTTGGGTTCTTCTCCAGAATTTCAGGTGAGACTCTCCGGGTTGGTTTTGCATTTGATTGGAAAGCAAATAAAACGGCGAATCATGTATACCAGCTTCAAACGAACGTGCGCAAATCTGAACTCAGCTTTAAGCGGGAACATGACTTTAATGTGCGCTTGCGTGTGAACATTAAAAAGGGCCAAAATCCATTCCTTGAAAAAGGAAGCACTAAGGCCGATGCCACTTTGCGAACGGCGGAATATAATGCCGAATCGGACGCAGATGCCCAAAAGGTACTGGATTCGATGTATCGACAAGCTGTTTACGATGGCTTTCGGGGCAGTATCAGCGGGTTTGGGTTTCCGGTAACAAATGCTGGCGATAGCTTAACGATCAAAGACAAAAAAGATCCTTCACGGGATGGGGTGTACCTCATCGAAAAGGTGCAGAAAACGTATGGGCCAGGGGGCATCATCCGCAGAAATGAGCTGGCTTTTAAACTGGTATATTGATATGGGAGCTGAAGAATTATTACAACGGGTTATTGATCGCTCGCAACGGCAAAATGCTATAAAAACCATTGGACTTGGCACGGTTGATACGGTAGACGAAAGTTCCTGTGTACTGCTTCGTAAGGGGCAACCTAAACTATATGATGTGCGTTTTCACGCTACAGAAGCAAAGCCCGGAAGTCGGATAGTAGAGATACCGGCAGCAGGAAGTAGCGTGATCTATGCCATCATTGAAAATGAAGCCACAGAAGCGGTGATTTTAAAATGCAGTGAAGTTACAAAGGTGCTCATTGAGATAGGCAAGGTTAAATATGTGATTGACGAAAAAGGCCATTTCATTGCCAACGACACCGATACACTTGCCGATGTGCTTAAA